GGTTGGTACGGCGCTTGGTACTGCATTTGATGCCGCAGTTCAGGGCGCAAAAGAGCTTGGCGATGCACTGCAGAAGCCTGTCGAGAATTTTGATCAACTTGCTGAAAAGTCGTTCTTCTCTAGCAAAGCGCTTGAAGATACGATCAAAAAAACAATTGAGTATGGTGACACTGCAACAGCGTCTGCGTTGATACAAGAAGAGGCGATTAAGAGGCTTGGTGTTGGTGGAGTCGAAAATCTCAAGACACTCGGAACCGAAAGCGATCGCCTCAACAGAGCGTTCGCCGAGCTTGGGCAGCAAATGCAAGCTGTTGCAGCTGGTCCTTTGGCTTCTATCACTGGATTCTTTGCAAATATCCTTGGTCAAGCAGCTGCTGCAGGCAGGGTGCGCCTTCTGCGCGCAAATCTAAATCAAGAGCAAGCTGGTCAATTTAATCAAGAGGTTAGACAACGCCTTCAGCAGCAAGGCATTCAGCGTGGATTCTTCGCTCCAAGTGCTCCGACGGATGCTGAGATCGGGATGCTGCAAGATCGAGGCGCATTGCAAGATATTGTTGATAGATGGCAGGCAATTGAAATACAGGGTAAAATCAAGCTCGATCCTAAGCAGCGAATTGAATCCGAGATCAACGCGCTTCAGAAAAAGCTTGAAGTACTTGATATTGGCAAGTCGCTAAAAGATCAGCTTCGCTCTGCAGCGCGTGAGCAAGAAGACCTTGACAGGCAACGTGCGGATCTTGTTCGCTCTTACGAAGAAAGCATTGGCGATATTCGCAAGAGAGTCGAGGATGAAGTCGCTAGTCGTCGTTTTTCAATTCTTGAAAAAGAGAATCAACTTCTTGATCAGCAAGGTCAAAATAGACTGAAGCAACTTCAGCTCGCGAATCAAGAGTTGATTGCAGGCGCTGGTCGTGGAGAGCGCCCAGAGATTGAGCAAGCCGCTAAAAATGCTGCTGAGATTGTTGCCAGGTTTACAGAAAATCAGCTGTCTGCTGAAGAAGAAGCAGCAAGAATCAAAAGAGATGCAGCGCTTGATTCTCTCAAGCTTGATTACGAAGCGGGTGAATTTAAGGCAAACATTGAAAAACAGGTTTCTCGACTCAACATTGAAACAGCGCGTCGTGTTGCTGATATTAACGAGCAAGTGCGTCGCAGAAACGAAGAATTCGACCTCAATCGTTTTAAGCTTGAAAAAGCAATTGCTGAACTGCAGCTGAAAAACAATGAAATCATTACTGAGCAGCAACTCGATACTGCACGCAAAAACTTAGAAACTGCCAAGAAAGCAGGGGACGCACAGGGGGCCGCGTATGCGCAGTCCTTCGTTAACGTCTATCAATCTCAGCTCGATATTATCAAGAAAGGCCAGCAAGACATTTCTGCAATTTCCGCACCAGCTCGCCTTCGTGGGGTTGGTCAAGTTGGCGGTGGCAATGTTTCAACTGCAGATTTTGCCGCAATTGTTAGAGGACAGAAGAGCAGAATTGACGCAATTGTTCAAGAAAGCCTGCGTGGAGTTGATCTCACAAAGCAAGAAAATGTGCAAAAATTCAAAAACGAAATCGAAGATCTTGCCAAGTCTTTTGGCGCTCCGATAAGGAGTATTGTTCAGAATTACAATGATGAACTACAAGCAAGTGCTCGCTATGTTGAATTGCTCAATCAAGGGCTTAAGGGTACTACTGCGCAGCAAGTGATTCAACTTGAGCAAGCAAGAGCAATAGCTGTTGCTCAATTCAATCAAGCAATTGCCTCTCTTCAAAATCAAAAGAACACAAAAGGCACGACAGAAACGCAGAGCAAAAACATTGACGACAGGATTGCCGAACTTCAGAAAGCAAGAGACGCCTTAATCAATGGTGTCTCTTCTGCAGTCAAGGATGTCGCACTTAATGAATCAATTCTTTCCGCGACAGAAGTGTTTAGATCAATGAAAGAAGAACTCAATGAATTAGTTGACAGGGTAAATCTTGCTAGGTCTGCGTCGGAAACCTTTGGCTCTGGAATCGCGGGCGGCATAGCTGATTCACTTAACGCTATTTCTGGCTTAGATGTAATAAACGAAAAAATGGGCCTGCAGTCACAAATTGATCAGCTAGAAGGACTGCGCGGAAAAACTAAGGAGAATAGTGATGAGTTTTACGAATATAGCAAGCGAATAGCGGACGCAAAAGCAGAATTGGCAAAGCTTGGTGACACTGGCTCAAGAGTTCAGCAGGCTTTAGCTTCAATGATGAAGAGCATTGGTGAGGCTTTCGTTGAAATGGCGCAAAAAATTATTGCGCAGCAAATAACAATGATTATTTTTGGAACAATAATGAAGGCTCTTGGCATTGCAGCAGGCAGTGGAGGGACTGGCGGTGCAACGGGTTCGAACCCTGGCGGAATTCCTTCAACGGGAAATGTGACGGCGCCGAGCGTCAATGGACTCGACATTGGCTTTAGTGCAAATCTGGCTGCCAATGGCGCCTATTTCGATAGCGGCATGGCCTACTTTGCTAATGGTGGTATCGTTTCTTCGCCGACCCTGTTCCAGTTCGCTGATGGTGGCGTTCCTCAGATGGGCCTTATGGGCGAGGCTGGCCCCGAGGCGATCATCCCTCTGGAGCGTGGCCCTGATGGCAAGCTTGGCGTTTCTGCGCATTTCAGCGACAATCGCAAAGCAATGAATGCCGGACAGTCTACGGCGACTTCTGATGCTTTCGGTGAAAACCGCGCCGCGCTAAACACCGTATCCTCACTGGAGCGTGAACGCCTTGTTGAGCGCGTGCTGTCGTCTGGATCTAGCAGCACTGAAATCAAGTACAGCCGAGTAGGCTCAGGTGATCTTCCGTTCGTCACCGAACAGGATATGCTCCAAGCTTCAAGATTGGCAGCACAGGAAGGCGCCCGCTTGGGTCAGCAAAGAACTTTGGCCGCCTTGAAGAATAATCCTGGTACGCGACGAGGTGTGGGGATCTAACGATGGCTGAAATCGCAATCGGTACTTACATCAAGTTCCAGACGCTAGCCGGTGGAGATGTAGGTTACGCTTTCCAGAATTTTCACCAAGGTGAAAGCCGTAGATACGCTGGCAGCACTTATCTGTATGCCGGTTTCGGTTTTAGCGGTAGCACTGTTGATTTACAAGGCAGCAACATCCAAGCCTCATTGGTCTTTGCGGTAAGCGAGTTGATGCTGAGCTTGGCGCAGCAAATGGCAGATGATCGTTGGATCATTCGCATTCGCACGGTATGGCTTGATCCAGATACCTACGCCGAGCAGGGAACATATCTAGAAGAGACTTTTCAGGTTACCGGCTACGTCCACAATGGTTCTAGATTGGCTTTGAATTTAGGTAGCCCGCTTGATGCCGTTGCTGGTCAAGCACCAAAACGGACGCTTAGCCAGTACTTGGTCGGCAGCTTACCTACCACAGGCACGATCTCGTTCCAATGAGCCTCTCTCCATCCAACAAGCCCATTGTCCTGCTGCCTGAGGATCGTGCACTTATTGATGTGCTTGGAATTACAGAAGCCGAGTATCGTCAATTCGTAAAAGAGTGCATCAAAGCTGGTGGCGTTAAGCCTGGAACGATTGTCGCATTATCTGGCTTTGAGATCATTCTAATTAACCTTGTAATTGGACTGATCTTATCAGCCGCAAGTGCCCTATTGTTCCGCCCTAGGGTTCCATCTAGGCCGGCTGAAATTCGCCAATCTTCTGAAGCCGGACAAAATGTTGTTAATCGCACAGAGTATGCGCCAAAGGCAGGCTTTGATTCGCTTCAAAATGTTGTTGAACTAGGGAGCACGATTCCCCTTGTTTACGCAAAACGAGAAACTATCGATGGCGTTACTTATGGCGGTGTTCGTGTAAACACTAATTTGCTCTGGAGCCAGATGACCAGCTTGGGTGGCAGCCAACTGCTACGAGCTGTGTTTTTGATTTCAGAAGGCACACTGGTTGAGGTAGACCCTTCTCAGTTCGCCTTTGGCGACAACGTTCTCGGCTCATACGATCTATCCACGGCTAATACCACTTCAAGCCGCGTCACCTTTTATGTGTCACGCGATGGCGGACGGCTTGTAAGCGCAGATCGTGTTGCGGGTCGCAGTGCAGCCAACGACACCGGCAACGCCGAAAACAGTGGCGCTGGTGACGTATTCCAAATCCAAGGTCTTAACAACGCATGGACAACTGATTTTTGTTACAGCTACAAACCCTCTACTCAAACCATATTTGGCGTATATCAGCTCATCGGCAACGGCTTGGGTTTCCGCGTTAACCCCCAGTTGCGTCCAGCAGTTGTTGTAAAGACTGAACCTGCAGGTGACACAGACACCAGAATTAGATGTAATACCGATGGTGTTGCGAGCGCCCAGCGTCAAAAGTACAACACGGAATTTAGTTCTCGTAGTGGTGTTACTGCAAAGAATGGCAGCCCGACATCTGGCGCAGTATCCCTAGCGATTGGCGACTCAATCACCTATACGCTCAGCAATAGCAGTGATGCCAACACAGTCTTTATTGGCGTACAAGAGGGTCCAGATCATGAGGAAACATGCCGTGATGTGGCCCAAACGGTTTCCGGCAGACAGCGCACTTGGGACGACGCCCTTGTCGTCGGCGACCTGTACAAGTTCGGCAGTGCATTGCTGATCTGCGAATCACGCAGCCCCAGTGACGAAATTTTCTCATCCGAGGTCGATTACGAGCCTATCGGTGGCGGTCAAGCGGTTTCAGTAACAATGCGCTGCGTACAGGCAGGTAGTGCTGTACTGAATCCAACGACCGGCACAGCTAACGCAACAGAAACAAGCCACATCTACAAAGCCGCTATCGGCAATTTTGCAATGCCGCGTCCTGGACAGGTATTGGAGCTTGGATTACGCAGCACTCTAGGCCTTCGCATCAACGGCATTTGCAACTTCCGCGATTGCTTGAGCGAAACTGAAATCGACGGGCGAGCTTGTAATTTTTACAACAACAAAACATATCGACCGGATCAAAGCCTAGAGCTAAGCAATTATCAATCAGGAACCTATAGCGGCTCAGAAGAGCGCTACTCATTCTTCAAGATTAGATACCGCGTTGCTGGCACAAATGATGCCTATATTTCTCTGAGTCAGTGCTTTGGCGTACGCAGTCTTACCCAGCAGGCGGTCTATAACTTTGTGCGCCTGCAAATGCCATCATTTCAGCAATGGGAGTTCCGAATTGAACCTCTGACTGGCTGGGAAATTAGAAACAATATCGCCACCGGCAATCTGGAAGTACTCGATTCCAGAATCAGCGGTTATCGCACGATCACTTCAGGTAGCGGTGCCAACTTGGTGACGATTACTTTTTCTGGTGAACCTGTAGACCGCAGCACGTCTACGTTCCAGATGGCTGCAACACGTGATCGCAACCTAGGCGTAACTCTTTCCGATAGCAACGATTACGCCGACGCTTGGGGCAAGCTAGCCGAGGATTTTGTATTTGAGGAAATCCAAAGCAGCGCTAGCTCACCAGAGCACGAACTGGTGTATGTCAACCTTTTGGCGCCAAACGCAACGGTGCCTGTTTATGACGATATAGCGCTGGTGGGCATGAATATGCGTTCCAGTACTGAATTTACGCAGCTCAGCCAACTATCCGTCTACGTCAACCAAGGTATCGCTGGTGGTATCCATACCTTCCCCGAGGTGCTCAAAGATTTGCTGACCAATAGCCGTTACGGAGTGGGATCACTTCTTAGCCCTAAGCAAATAGACAATACCAGCTTTACAGAGTGTGCAACATGGACCCGTGGTAGGCGGTATTTCTTTGATGGAGCACTAGCGCAGCCGCTAAATCTAAGGCAATGGGGAAGCCAAACAGCTAGCTATTTTCTGCTTGATTTTCTTGTCAAAAATGGCAAGTTTGCACTGCAACCCGCTGTTTATTTTGACCGACCAGAGCCTATCACCAACTTATACACAGCAGGAAACATACTTGAGGATACCTTGGAATTTGTTTATGCCGAATCTGATCAGCGCACTCCCAATAGAGTTAGCGTCAAATGGCGGCAAGAAAAGACAGTAGAAGATGCTGGCAGCAAAGGACTTTTCCCGGTTATACGCGAGGTAGCCGTGCGAGAAGTGGGGACAGCAGCCGATGCACCACTGGAATCGATTGACCTAAGTGATTTTTGTACAAGTGAAAATCATGCCATTGATGTGGCTAAGTACATATGTCGCGGCAGGCGTTTAATTACACACTCGGTCAGCTTCAAGACGGTGCCATCAAAAGCTGCCCTTGAGGTTGGGCGATGCTTCAAGCTGGGGCTTGAAACTGTTGTGTACGATCAACCCAACAATGGCGCAATCGACAGTAACGGCGTAGTGACAAGTACTGTTCCTTTATCCGATGGCACTTACGAAGTTCTGCTTTGGGATGGCGTTAATAATCGAATCCAAGAGGTTGACCTGACGATTGCGGTAGGAAAAGCTAGCGGTAGGACATCATCTGTTTTTTGCGTAAAAGAGGCATCAATCGAAACTAGGGCGTACAAGGTGCAATCCCTTGGTTACGACGAGGATGGAAACGTATCCGTTGAAGCTCTCTATTTCCCGTTGCAGGCAAACGGTTACAGCGCTTTAGTCGATGGCTGGGATGTCGACGCCAACTGGGTTATCGAAGGACGCATTGGCACTAGCGAAGACAGCGGCACCACAACAAGCGATTTCACTGGCGTCTCCATCATCGGCCCTGGCACGGTTACCACCAACGTGGCATCCAGCTTTACCGCATTGGTTAGCGGTGGTGCAGGTTCATACACCTATCTCTGGACCGGCTCTGACGTAACCTTTGGAAGTTCGACGAGCGCCACAACCACTGTTACGGCTACCAGCGACGGTAGTAAAACAATTACTTGCGCTGTTACCAAAGACAGCACAACGCTTTCAGCCAACAAGACGATCACTTCTGTTGCTGCTGGTGTGACTCAAACATTGGGCACAGTCACGATGACTGGCGCAACCAGCACTACGGTCAGCACGGCAACGCCTTACAGCATCAGCATCAGCGGTACAGCAACTAGCGTTTTCTATGCCTGGACCGTCACCCCAGTCGGATCTACAATTGCCTCATCCGGCTCCAGCGCTACGGACATTACGTTCGACAGCGCCGGAACCTACACCGTGAGCTGCCTCGTTAGCGCACTCGGCGCAGCAGACAGCCCGCAAACGGTAACTAAAACGGTGACTGTGACCTAATGGCTACGTCTTTCCCAGCGATCAAGCCAACAG